TTCGACGGGCAAAGCCCGGGACGGCCCCTTAGCTCAGTTGGATAGAGCACCTGCCTTCTAAGCAGGTTGTCGCAGGTTCGAATCCTGCAGGGGTCGCCAAAAAATTCAAGCACTTAGCGGGTGTTTTTGAGGTTCTACTAGACCCCGTTTACAGCTTTCCCATAGCCGTTTACAGCATTCATTCACGTGATGTTCTTTTCCATCCGCAGAATGACCGCATCGCTGGTCTGCTGATCCGTCGCCAGATAGTGCTTCTCAAGCACTCTTCCTACCTCTGCAATCGAGTGCCCAGTGATCGACGCGATCTGTTCTGTCGTCGATCCTTCCCGCCGCCGTTCGGTGATGAACGTGCCGCGCAGGTCGTGAAACGTCACGCCCTCAATCTGGACACCATCGCTCTCCTTGTTCAGCCTGGCACACTCTTTCGCCCATGACGTTTTGAAGCCGTCCTTCGTCCATGGCCGGCCGCGAGAGTTGTTCATGATTCGCATCTTGTCCTTCGGCAGGGCGTCGATCATGGCTTTGAGCTTGCTGTGAACTTTCACGCGAACTCTCTTTTTCGTCTTCCCTTGCTGAAACGACAGGTGCGTGCCGTCGTATTGCTTCCATGTGAGGGATAGAAGATCACCTTGACGTTGCCCGGTGTGGATCGCCATTTCGAAGGCAAGGAGCATATGAGCCTTGGCCTTGGCCCGGAACAGCGCGATCAGTTCCGGCGTCCAGACGCTTTCCTTGCGAGATCCCGTGTAAAGCCGGTTGATTCCGGTGCATGGGTTCTTCTCGATCGTCTCTTCGTCAATCCCGAAGGTGAAGACCCGGGAGAGGGAGAATAGCATCTGGTCGGCTTTCCGCGGGTTGGCGGAAAAGGTGTGATGCCATTTGCGGATCATCGCCTTCATGCCGCGCTGCTGTGTGAGCTTCAGCGGCAGCTTCGGCCATTCCTTGCGGATTTCCTTGAACGAATGCTTGTGGGCGTCCTGGGTCTTCTCTGCCAGCGCGGAGAATGCAGGGCTCTTTTGGAAGGTGTCTATTAGGTCGTCGAGCGTCTTCACCTCTGCAGGGGCGCTCTCGGCGCGGTGCTTCAGTAGCTCTGCAGCGAATGATTCGGTGTTCGGTTCGGCCTCCATCTTCGGACCGCCGCGCCAGGCGTAGTAGTGGACGCGGACCTCTCCGCTCGCCAGCCGGCGCTTGACCTTATGAATTCCTTTGAGCTTCACGAGCACGTTCTCGATCTCTCCACGCCTGCCAATCCGCCAATGATGTGAAGTCATCAGGTTTCAGGTCAACCGTAGCAGGCTTGGAGGTATCTTGGATATCTGGTGAAACGCCGACGCGTTGGCCGTTGACCTCGATCCAAACCGTGACGCCCTTCGACTTGGCGACGTCGGCCATTCGCTTCAGGTCGGCCGCCTTGATTGCTGCTCTGGCCGTCATTCCTCGCCTCCTTGAGTATGGCGTTGGCGGGGCGCGCTCCACGGAACAAGAGGTGTAGCGTAGGCCAGCATCAAGGGATGGCGCGGCTGCCCGTCTAGCGCGATGCCCCAGCACATGGGCCGGGCTCCGGCCTTGGCCAGAACATCCGCGACAGCGAGCCAGCGATTGCGCAACGGCTTCGGAAGCTTCGAGAGCGGGCCCCACGCCACGATATGGATATCGGCGTCGGTTACGGCTTGTGCGATATAGGCATCATTCTCCGGGCCCACTGGGTCAGTAGCCGATCGAAGCGCTTTCACGTCCTTGTCTACGAAGGCGTACTTGTTCCAGACTTTGACCTTGCTGGCTCCTAGGCGGACGGCGAAGCCATCGACTTTGGTCATGGTCGAATCGTTGTTCTCGTCGTCGGCATTGGACGGGTTGACCATCCCGAGCGATATGACTGGGCCGCTGCCACCGAAGTCATGTTCAAGAAGGTAGCGATACAGGCCGCATTCGGAGAAAACCGCGCGCCTTGTCATGAGAAGGTCGCTCATCGAATGATTTCTCCCGTTCTGCGGTCAACGACCGTTCCATCCATGCAGCGCTTGAACCGCGGGTGGGACAGGCTGGATTTGGGTTTGGCGATGCCAAGGTGCTTCTTGCGGGTGCGGGCGATCTTGGATTTGACCTTCATCTCGACTGCCGTCTTTCGACGGTGCGGCTCTTTTTTGGCCGGAAAAAGATTGGTCTCGCGATGCTCGCCGCCGAGGATCAAGGCGACCTTGTGGTCTAGATCCCACTCGTCGCGCACAGGATCGATCTTCTCGCCGGTCAGGTGGCAGATGCCGCCCTCGCGGTCGAAGACGCGCTGGCGGACGCGGTCGGGCACCTTCTGGTCATCGTGTTTGGCAATCCATTCGGGGACGCTGCGCATCAGACAGCCTCCCCAAGCGGAACTTTACCGACGCCAGCCGGTTCACCTGGCAACCGGAAAGGAGCCAGATGATGAGCGAACCGAAACACGAAAATGCCACCGACGAACCGATGCCCGCACCCATCGAGAGGCCACGGCCGCCGGAAATGGATTTCGAACCGATTCCGTCTCCAGACTTGTCCGGAGCAGATGCCGACGAACGGCAGGCCGATCAGGGCCGGGTGCCGCCCGTTCCAAGCCGCGATGAAGCCAATATGGAACCGGATGAGGCCCTGCCGGAGGACACCGAAGAGGAGATCCTCGACGACGACCCGGGACGCGAAAAGACCCGCTTCGACGAAGAGGTGCCGAAAAGCAGCCGATAGGCGGTTTGCGGGACCGGAGAAGTGCATATGTCGGTCCGTCATGCTGCACCTGCCTTTGCCTTGGCGATCATGCGCTCAAGTGGTGACAGGTGATCCTCGACGGCCTTCGCCTTGAGCGGCGGTAGGCCGAACTTTTCGAGATACTTGCGCGAGTGCTTCGCCCAGACCTTCTTGCCCCAGCTCGTTTGGGCGAACAGACCAGGCCGAGCGGCGCGCAATGCCTTTTTGCGCGTGGCTAGATCAGCGTCAGGCGCAAGATTGCGGTGAACCTCGCCGATGACGTGAGAGGCGGTTTTCTGCCAATCGATCATGCTGCTGCCTTCGCTTTCGGTTCAGACCAAATCACGTGGTGACGGGCTCCAAAGGCGAAGATGATCTCGATCAGATCGGTCATCTCTTCCTTGGAGAGGTCAGATGAGGAGGTGCCTAGTGGGACAAAGCCGGTCCCGTCGGTATTCGGCACAAGGCGAAGCTGGTCATGTTTCTCGCGGCGCAACGCGTCCAACATGACGAGCTTCCAGTCCTCGGGGGTGAGTTGCTGGCCGTGCCAGGCAAGCTGCAGCGACAGGTCGGTGAGCATCGCCCACATGCGATCGTTCTGCGGCGTCGTGCGCTTCGGTCCCTTGAACTCGACGCGCGTGTCGACTGGCGCGCGCATGATCCAGTCGATCGCCTTGCGGCGGAACGTTTCGTTCGCCAAAACCAGAAGCGCGCGGCCCATGTCAGCCTCCGTTCAACGGTGCGAGTTGAGCGAGACGACGATCGCGGATAGCGAAGGCCGTATCGATCATGTCGGCGTGGCCGTTCGTTTCGAGCACGGCCGGCGCGTCGAAGTCGTTCCAGATCTCGGCGACGTCGGTTTCATCCTTGGCGCCGGCGAGACCAGTCTCGATCTGCTCGAGGAAGTCACCGAGGTTGAATTCTTGCTCCGTCGGCTCGGTGACCGGAGCGGTTTCGACCGTTTCGGTGGCCTTGGCTGGCGGGGCAGGAGGTGCCGGAGGCTTCGGCGGAAGTGCCGGCTTCTCTGGCGTGATGTCGCGCATCGTCTCGACTTCGTCGATCTCGCGGACCTCGAACTCGTCGCGGATACCGCCAAGGGCGTCACCGAAGAGTTCGCGCAGGCAGTAGCCGGCGGCGCGCCAGGCAAGCATGCGCTGCGGAAAACGAGCCCAAGGCGTATCGTTGGGGACGTCCTTCCAGACTTGCTGGTTGTTCTCCCAGACCTTCCGCCGAACCGTCGGGCTCGACGGCCAAAGGCCAGCGCGAACGGCGTCATCCTGGCTGAACTCGACGCGCTTATCTTCTCCGGTGTCGAGACGCTTGGCCTCGCAGAAGCCAACCATCTTGCCATTGCGATCTTCGCAGCCGGTGCGCAGATACGCGACCTTGCCCGACATGCGGACGACGTTGATCAGGCCGTCGCCGTAAAGCGCCGGCTTGCCGTTGATCACCGTGAAACTGCGAAGGCTCACCATCGGCTTCAGGCCAAGCTCAGCGCCGGACATGATAGCGACGGCGACCGCCGCCGCTGCATCATCGCCCTCAAGCTTGCCGATCAGCGCCGCCGGAGCGAGGCCAGAGGCGACCACCGCTCGCGAGATCCGCATGGTCTCTTCGAAGGTCTGAGGCACGATGGCGAGGACATTGCCGCCGCCAGTCAGAGTTGGGACATGACTGTTCATGCCTTCTCTCCTTCGACTTCCGGCTCGACGACGCGGACGATCTTCTTCTGGGCCATTTCGGATTCGGCCTCGATCGCCATGACCTCGACGGTGGTTTCGCCGCGGGCCGTTTCGACGATGACCTTGTCGCCGACGTTGACGACGAGGCCTTCGGGGATGAAGTAGTCGTAGGTCTTCTCGTCCTTCTGCCATTTGAACTTCACGGCGGCGACGGCGGGCGAAATGGTGGTTGCGTCTGTCATCAGGCGGCCCTCTGCTCTTCGAAGCGCTCAACACCGTCGAGCTCGACGCCGGCGCGGATCGCGCGGTTGGCGAGCGTCTCGACGAGCGCTTTCATTTCGGGATGGTTGCTCAAGGCCTTGATGGCCTTGTCGTAGTCGACGATGCGAGCCGAGACGAAGGTCCGGAGCGAGACGCTCGCGCCGGTGCGGCCAGCCTTGGCGTTCTTCGGCTGCGCTGCGTGTTCCTGCCTCGCGGCTTCCTGCTGCAAGCGCTCTGCCTCGGCTTGCGCTGCGGTGTCGCTCACGTCTGCCTGGGCGGCGAGTGCTTCAGCCTCGCGACGCTTCCGTTCGGCTTCGTCGCGCTCGCGCTGCTGGCGCTCGTATTCAAGGCGCTGCTGCTCCTGCAGGAACGGCGTGACGTGCGCCTTCAGCTTCTTGGCGAGCGCGTCCGGATCTTCCTTGAGAGAGCGCCACTTGTTGTCGACCGAGCGTCCGGCGTCGAGGTGCGGTTGCTTCTCGACCTTGTGCAGGTTCTCGGCCTTCGTCTTGATGGCGGTGAGCCGCTTCGACCAGATCGCAGCCTTATCGGCTTGGTCCTGGGTCGTGATCGGCGTCTTCATGAACGCCTCGGCTTGCTCTTTCTCGGACAGAAATTCCAGCTTCAGTGCTTCGAACGGGTCGGCCGGCAGATTGTGGCCTGCGGCAGGTGCCGGCGGCTCGTCGTCCCAACCGGCGCCCTCGATGGCCTTCTGATAGGCCTCGTAGCTGACAGGGTGCGTGCGGCAGAAGTTCCAAGCCTCGCCAGCGTCGACCATGCGCTCGCCGCGCATCGCCAGCCAGGCGCCACCGTCGAGCCAGATTGCCACCGGTTCCCACTGGCCGCCCTTGAAGCGCGTACGGTAATAGCCCTGCTGGGGCTCGCCTTCGTGCATCGGGCCGACGTTGCCCGCCAGCGCGTTCTGCCACCAAGTCCAAATGCTTGTTTCTGCGGTCATTAGACGGTCCTCTCGGCTACGATTTTGCGGTGGATCTCCTCGGTGTTCGCAAAGCCGATCGCCATGAAGGCGAGGAGGGCGGCGAGGAGGATGATGAAGGTGGCGACGCCATAGGTGGCGCGGTTGAACTCTGCGAGCCCGTCCAGGTCGATGTTGCGGGCCGGCGGCAGCTGGCAGTGACCGCACTCGCAGTACCGATCAGCTTGCGAGCACGCGTATTGGATAGGGCGGCCGCTCATAGCCCGTCCCTCATCTCGCGACGGCGCTCGGCGGCGTCCTCGGCTGCCATGGCATCCTTGTCGGCCGCATCTTCGAGAAGGTGGTTCTTGAAGCCGTCGCTCTCGTAGATTTCGTGCTCAACCCAGCTGGGGAGAGGGAGCTCTAGAGATTCCAGCATCGCGCGGATCTGCTCGACCTCGACCGACCGCGGCTCCTCGGGCTGAGTGAGTGTCGCGGCGCGGTAACGGCTGATCGAGTATTCGACTTCAAGGTCCAACTCGATATCGAGGCCGGCGACTTGGATCAGGAGCGGGGTTTTGGTGTGATACTTCGTGCTCATGCCAGCGCCGCTCCGATAACGGGCGCGAACTCGCGAGCGAGGCGGCCACGGTTCTCGTATTCGCGCTGATCGACGTAAAAGCCTTCGCCGAAGCCGGAGGCGCGCAAGATCGACAGAGCATCGAGGATGGCTCGGTTATAGGCTTCGCCTCCGGGTCGGTGTCTCCACCTCCGAGGGCTTCAATCTCGCGGTACAGTTCGTGCAGCTTCACGCGGCGGGGCTCGAAGGACATTACGCGGCCTCCTTCTCGATCGAGGGCGTTGCGGTGAAATCGGGGAAATCGGAGAGGCGCTGATAGGTCTCGACCGAGCAGCCGCGGCATTCCGGGTTCGTGGCCAACTCTTCGTTGGCCTCGTCTTCGTCCCAGAACTCGACTGCATCGGCGTCGTCGTAGGAGAAAAGGCCCTCAGCGGTCAGGAACCGGCCAACCTCGTCGGTGATGCTGTATCGGGTGACCATCGCCATTTGCTTCGTCCTCTCTCAGCGCCTTGCTGATGAAGAGATATTCGCGACAATCGCAAAATAAGTCAACAGGGAATTTTGCGACAGACGCAAAATCGCAAAATCGCGAAATTGGACGCAATAAAAAACCCGCCGGTTTGGGGCGGGTTCTTCAGGTCGTCTTTGACCGTCTGGTTAGGCGCAGGCCTTCACCTCAGCCGTATCGAGTCGGTAGCTTTCATTTCCACCGCACATCTGGGGCCGCCGACAGGTCGATCTGCCACCTGTTGTGGCAAGCGAATTATTTCTGAAAATCGACTCGACTCTCGGCTGCATTCCTGCTGTTTTGACGAGAACAAAAACGGAACATTGCAGGAGAGAGAAATGATGCGTAACGCTCCCGTAGATCACCCCGACGCCTTGCGGCTCGTCGTTGAACTAGCGAGCGTATATGTAGCTTGCGATGATTGCGGGCACTCCCGCATCCTTCGCCTCGATAACCTGACGAAGGTGGCAGAACTGGGCGTTCACAACTACATGCAGCTGTGCCGGAAGATCCGTTGCAGTGAATGCCCGAAGAAGCCGCCGGCCTTTAGAAACCTGACCATTCGCCCGACTTGGCGGTGCGATGAGGTGCTTCAGAGCATCGCGTGAAACACGACTTTGTGGACGCTAAAAACTTTGTCTGCGGGGAACTCGAGTTCGTGCTGTTCGCCTTCGCCCGGGTTGTACTGGTAAAGGCGTACGAGGTCGGTAGAGCGTGACTCGTAGCGCTTGAGGTAGCTGTAAACCTCGTCGTCTTCGACCACCTGCACAACCACATCGTCGCCTTGCCGCACTTTGAGATGCGGGTTCACCCAGGCTGTTTCGCCGTGGAAGAAGCGCGGCTCACCGGAGCGGCCGTCCACCTGCACCGCATAGGCGCCTTCGACGCCCTCAAGCCCGGGCGGGCAAAACACCTGGGCGATATCCTGCCCATTCATGATGAAGCGGCCATTCTTGCCGGCAGAGATGTGGCCCCGCAGCGGTATCGAGGTATCGCCGGGGAACGACTGCCAGCGAGGCGGGAAGCTCGCGTTCGGCTTCGGCATAGGCCGAGCGACCGGCGCGTTAGGCGAGGAGCCTTGCAGCCAGTTAGTCATCTGCTCGAAGCCAGGCGGTAGCTCCCCGAAGAACTTCGCCATTGCCTCGATCTCCTGCAGGGAGATCTGGCGGCGCTTCTTCGGATCGTCGCTATGCAGTTCCTTCGATCGCGTGATCTTGTCGTTGGACATGCCGGTTGCTTCGGCGAGCTTTGAAGCTACACCGCGAGCCGCGACTTTCTCCGCAAGCCATTGTTTCAGTTCATATTGTGGGTCACTCATGCGGCGATCCTCGCGGATTCCGCGAAAAACTCCATCGCGAATATCGCAAAATAATTGTTGCGACCCCATTGACTTCTTGTCGCGACAATCGCAAATTTCGCGACATGAGCGAAAAACATCTCGACCCCGCAAAATCCATCATCGGAAAGATCGGCATCGAAAAGGTGGCCGAGGTCACCGGTAAGCACGTCTCCCGGGTGTACCGCTGGATGTACCCGAAAGAGAAGGGTGGCACCGGTGGGCTAATCCCCCAGACCGACGCCCCAGCGATCCTGGCATACGCCAAGTCGAAGAGGATCCCGCTCAAGGAAAAAGACTTCTTCCCGGTACGGGAGGGCGCCCAATGAGCGCCGAAGGTCAGATCAAGGCATTCATCGACCGCATCCTCCGCCTCAAGGAAGAGCAGGACGTTATCGGCGACGACATCCGCGACATCTACGCGGAAGCCAAGGGCATGGGCTTCGACAAGACCGCAATGGGCAACGTCGTCGCTCATCTGCGCAAAGTCGCGAAGAAGGGTTCCGAGACGGTCGCCGAGCAGGGCGCCATCTTCGACATCTATCTCGCCGCTTACGAGGGTCATCCGCCTGCGCCCGCCCGCGTACGAGAAAACATTGAACAATTTGACCCGCTGACCGGCGAGTTCCTCGACGACAACCTTGACCCGAAGCTGGTCCAGACCATCGCCATGGGCGTCCAGACCGAGATCGGTCGCAAGGTCTTGACCGCAGCTGTCGACGTCATGATCGAGCAGGAAGAGGCGGAAGAAGAGACGCACCAGAGGCCCTCGACCAACGATGAGCCATCCCCAGAGGCAGGTCCGCAAGCCGAAGCCTCTCCTGCCGGGACTGGAACCGGGACGCTTGCGGATCGTGAGGGCCGCCATGACGGGGAGGTGGCTTCGGTCGACCTCCCCACCAATTCCGCAATCGCCTCGGCCTCTCAAGGCGAAGCCGAGGTCCCCAGCGCTGAGGCAGAACCTGGCGCCAAAGAAGGAGGCGAAAATGTAGATCGCAGCGCGAAGCGCGCAGGTCTCGAAGGAGGCCCCGTCAACCTTGAACCCTCTGGCCCGGAGGCTGAACGGGCAACCTCTTTCACCGCCAAGCCACCGTCCCCGTTGAGGCCGCATTGCCGGCAGCCGGAGGCATGCGGCGGCTATGGCCGGAACCACTGCCACACATGCGCGAAAGCGATGCGCGAACGCGAACCAGCGGAGAGGAACTTGCATGAGGAAGATTTCATCCGGCCTCGACGAGATGGTTCAGCGCTTCATTGAGGGCGAGGTCAGAGGCATTCGCTCCGGTCCAAACAGGTTCAAGGCCGCCGAGAGCCAGCAGCCTGAAGATCAAACCGAGAAGAGGGCTGCCTGATGTTCGTTGCTGCTGCGCTCGTCGCGACTGTCGTCGCCGCAATGCTGCTCCTCGGCGGTGTCGCTCTCTTTTCCGAACTCGAATTTCGCCGGAACGGCTTCCGGCCAAAGGATTGATCGCGGTTCTCCTCCTCCCTCGCGATCAACGAGAGCCCCAGTCTTCCTCCTCCCGGCTGGGGCTCTCAACTCGCAACCGGATCCGCTTGTTCGCCAGGCGCATGACCACGGCTTGAACAGCGGTTCCCAAAGGAATGGCCGGTGACGAGAGGGGATCGTCACCGGCGGCAGAGGCGGGATGCGGCGCCCGGATTCCTCTGCGGAAAGGAATGAGATTTTCGACCTCCGAATGAGCGCCGACCGTTGGCGCGGTCAGGCTCTCTTCGGACTGGTCAGTAAGGTTTCTGCTCATCTGCAGTGTCTCCTAGCAAAGACACTGTGTCATAGGCGGGAACCGAAAACATGGAAAAGAAATCCAGAATTCTGGACGAGACGAAGAACGGGAAATGCAAGAACATGAGCGACGTTGCGACTGCAAACTACCTCATTAGATCGATCGGCGGCGGTGGCCGTGTCAGCGATATGTTTTTCGAGGCTGCGGCAATCCTCCGAAAACTCTTCCCGCACAAGGGCGAACCCAAGAAGCAATGGACGGAACGCCGTCTCAAAGCTTGGTGGAACAACGAAACCGACGTCGTTCGCCACTGGCAGATGATGGAACTCTACGCGGCTGCAGAAGCCGCGAAGGAAGAACGAGAGCTGCTAAGCGCAGCAAAGAGGGATCATGCCGAATTCATCGAAAAGACCGCCCGTATTCGTGCGTTGGCTCAGCTTGAAGCAACGGCTGATCATCGCTGAGAAGCTGCGCGGTATCGGCTCCTCTCTCGCGGAATGGATCTGCCCGGAACTTACGGACGGGAGTGACCAGTGATGCAGCAGCTTAGCCTGTTCGACACGCTGCGCAGTCCGGCGATCCGGAAGCCAGTCGAGCCCCATGGAGGCGTTATCCAAGGTGATCCGGACGCCGTTTACCGGCTCAGGCACCCGCGACTGGCATGGGACCGTGCCAAGATCGAGTTGCACCAGCACACGGACGGCCTGTGGATGTGGTCGGCCAGCTTTCACTGCGACAACTTCGGCGGTGGTTATCGGGTCGGCCCCAAGTGGGGAAGGTTCGCCCAAACGCGCGACGACGCCCTGTTCTACGCCGCTTCGGAAATCGAGGAGAGGCTCAAAGACAAGCCCGGCAAAGAAGCCGCGCTCGTCCTCGCATGGATCGTAACTCTCAAAGAGAACCCAAAGGCGCTGTCATGAAAAACCGGCTGATCGACTTGAACAACCACCTGTTTTCTCAGCTCGAGCGTTTGAGCGACGAAAGCATGACCGCCGAGCAGATCGAAACCGAGGTGAAGCGCACCGACGCAATCGTTGCCGTTAGCGAGCAGCTTATCCGCAACTCCGACCTGTCTCTCAAGGCCGCGACCTTGGTCGCGAACCACGGCGACCGCTTCAAGCCGATGCTCCCGACGATTTTCCGCCAGCCCGAAACCCTCGACGGCAAGGCCATCACGGACGGTACCGAGAAATGAAGGGCAAGTGGATCAGCTACAGCGTCGCAGAGATGGAATGGCTCGAAGCCAACCGTACCCTGCCGATCGGCGACTATCACCGCGAGTTCTCCGCGATGTTTCAGCGCGATGACGTCTCCGCGGGAAACCTTCACGCGCTGCGCAAGCGCAAGGGTTGGAAGACGGGTCGGACCGGCTGCTTTGTGAAGGGCCAGGTCCCCGTCAACAAGGGTAAGCCGTGCCCGCCTGGGAAGGGTGGCCGACACCCGAACGCGCGCCGAACTCAGTTCAAGGTCGGCGGTCTGCCGCACAACACCAAATTCCTCGGCCACGAGCGCGTCAGCAAGGACGGTTACGTCGAGATCAGCGTTGACGAGCAAAATCCGCACACTGGGTACGAGCGCCGCTATGTCCTGAAGCATCTTCATCTTTGGGAGCAGATCAACGGTCCGCTTCCAGCAGGCATGTGCCTGAAGTGCGTTGACGGAGACAGGCTGAATACCGATCCGTCGAACTGGCTCATGATCCCTCGCGGGGTCTTGCCACGATTGAACGGCGGTCGCGCGACCCGCGTCATGGCCTACGACACGGCGCCCGATGAACTGAAGCCTGTCCTGATGACGCTTGCGCGCGTCGATCACAAGGCAGCCGAACTCCGCCGAAATCGTCAGGAGGCGGAATGACCGACCCCGCCGAAATGATCGCTTGGCTCGACCGCCGCATCGCCAGCGCTATGACCTGGCTCGAAGACCACGGCCACGGCTCTAAGAAGCCACGCCCCGAAAACGAGATCGCCACCAAGGAGTACGACATCGCCCGGTTCGATGAGATCAAGGCCGCGTACCTGAAGGCGCTTGAGCGGCGAGGGCAGGCAGCATGATTAAGTTCCTCACCTCGGGCCTATCGCAGGAGGCCGGCTTCTTTCGCGGCAGCTTCGAATGCCGCCCTGGCTTCCGTGCTTGGGACTTCTCCATTGGCTGCATCCAGGCAGATCTTTCGAGCTGTTGCGTAACTCTCGCTCTTCGTCTCGGGCCAGGATTTCATCAGGAATGCGACCGCCTCTCGGGCGTTCCTGATGACGTGAAAACGATCGTCTATCTTCAACTCGACGTTTGCATCCCAGATGCTGGCCATGGTGTCCTCCGTGGGTCAGGCTTCCCACAAACGTATATTAGAGAGAACTGTTCCAATGGGGCGGTGCTGGGTAGCACTACGGCAAGCTCAATCTCCCATCTTCGGCGGAATTATCGCGCCGGGGACGGAGGTGATGGCGGGCGCTTCGTCCGGACCGACGTCGGGCTCTGGCTCCTCGATCGGGGGCTCCGGCAGATCTGGTGGAACATCCGGCGGCAGGTCCGGCGGGAATACCGGATCCGGTGGCTGCGGAATTGGGGTCTTGGGCATGCTCGCCTCCTATTTGGTGGTGCAACCGCGACCAAGTGGTGTTTGTTCCAAAAGCTCGATCCGTTCGCTGCTCGCCGTGAGCGGGGAGGTGAGGCATGAGCTTCGAAACCCGCTCCATCCTCCACGGGCGCTGCACTATCCATGTTGGCGATTGCCTCGACGTTATGCGCGCCATGCCTTCGGGCTCGGTCGACTGTGTCGTCACCAGCCCGCCTTACTGGGGCCTGCGCGACTATGGCGTCGAAGGCCAGATCGGCCTTGAGCCGACACTCGGCCAGCACCTCGCCGTGATGGTCGAAGTGTTTGCCGAGGTCTGGCGGATCTTGAAACCGCAAGGCACGCTTTGGCTCAACTACGGCGACTGCTACGCAGCAGCTCCGAACGGGAAGAGCGCAGAAGCCTATAAAGCCGAGGGTTCTGACGACCGTACTTTCCGGGACAAGCCGTTCTCGACCGTGGGCCCGATCTACCAGGCCGACCGTCACGGCGACAGAGGTGTTCGAGGCAAATTTCATCGCCGCGCTGCTGGTGTCAGTTCACCTGGTGCCATCGTCGCTGGCGGCTACCTGAAACCCAAAGACCTCTGCATGATCCCGAACCGGTTGGCGATTGCCCTCCAAGAGGCGGGCTGGTGGGTTCGCTCAGAGATCATCTGGCACAAGCCCAACCCGATGCCGGAAAGCGTCTACGATCGCCCGACGACGGCGCACGAGAAGGTCTTCTTGCTCACGAAAGGCGAGGAGTATTTCTACGAACACGAGGCGATCCGTGAGCCGGTGACCGGCGGCTCGCATGCGCGGAAGCCTGGACCGAACAGTAGGCAGAACGTCGATCGGGTGCCCGTCTCGAGGAAGTTAAAAGTCCCCGGTGGATGGGACGTTGAGCCCGGGGCACATGGCACGATCAATCGGTCCGGCAGAACCTCATCCACCTACAAGATCGCGGATGAAGGCGACCCATACCGAAAGTCGAAGCAGTCTTTCCGCGACAGCACATCGGATCTCACCGAGACCCGCAACGCGCGCAACGTCTGGACCATCGCGCCGAAGGCTTTCCGCGAAGCTCATTTCGCCACGTTCCCGCCGGCGCTCGCCGAGCGCTGCATCAAGGCAGGCACCCCGAAGACCGTTTGCGGTTGCTGTGGCGTTGACCACGGCTGCGGTCCGATCTGCGAAACCTTCGATCGCGTGCCCGGTACCGTCTTCGATCCGTTCGGTGGCGCCGGCACGGTCGGCCTTGTCGCCGAGCAGCTCGGCCTTCGCAGCATCCTGATCGAACTCAATCCCGAATACGCGGACATCGCCGTCCGGCGCATCGAAGGCGCAGAGCGAAAGGACGCGGCATGATCAAGCTTCCATACCCAGCATCAGGCTATGACAAGAGAGGCCGCGAGCGCAGCCTCTCACTATCGAATGTCAGTCTACGGGGAGATTCGACCGCCGCCCGGCTTGGCTTTAATCATCCACGGCAGGACCGCGGGAGCCTTGACAAGTATGCCCTTCTTCTTCGCGAAGGAGCGGAGAGCGTCACGCGCCACCTGGACTGGCTTGTGGCCGTCATGTGCCAGGTAGCAAGTCTTCAGGGTCGCGTCGTGAATGATATCGCGATCCCCTTTGGACCATTCCTCAAGGAAATCGATCGCGTCGTCGAGGTTGGTGATTTCGAGGACCAGATCCTTCCTTTCACGCAGGTAAACTGGCCGGTCAAACATCTTCGGGTGCATTTCTACCTCACTGAATTCGTTGGTTTTCAACAAGGAAAGCGCTGTTCGTCAGCGCCCGCTGAAGATTTATTTTCGCGGCTGCGCGAGTTCAAGAGGATGACGCAGCGACTTGCACAAAAACACTTCTTCGGAGGTGCGGCATGAACGAGCGTTTGTCCGCCGCCCAGTACCAGGCCGCGATCGCCAAATCGAAGCGCGGGAACAAGTACAAGGCCCAGCGCACGCTTCTCGACGGCATCTGCTTCGATAGCAAAGCCGAGGCCGCATACTACGCCAGCCTGAAGCTCCGCCAGCGGGCGGGCGAGGTCGAAGACGTGGAAATGCAGCGCTCCTATGCGCTGACGATCAACGGCGTGCTGGTCTGCACCTACCGGGCCGATTTCGTCTTTTGGGACGTCGCCATGAAGCGCCGCCGCGTCATCGATGTGAAGGGCATGGTCACGCCCGTATTCCGCATCAAGCAGAAGCTCATGAAAGCCTGCCACGGCTTGGAAGTCGAGGTGGTCAAGTGAGCATTGCCGAACTGATCCGAAAGATGGCTGAAGCCGGTGCACCGCCGGAGGCAATAGCGCTCGCCGTCGAGGCGATCGAGGGCAAAGACGCTGAAATCGAGCGCCGTCGGCAGGTCGAGCGCGACCGCAAACGCCGTCAGCGGGCGGGACAGTCACGGGACAAGGACGGGACAGTCACGGGACCGTCCGGGGACAACCCCACCCCTGATAAAGAAAGGTCCCCCACACCCCCTAAAGAAATTAACCCCACCCCATCCTCGCTTCGCTCGGAAAACAAACGCGGGACGCGTTTGCCGGCTGGCTGGGCTCTCCCGGCAGCATGGGGCCAGTGGGCTATCGATCAGGGCCACTCCGAAGCAACGATCCGTTTCGAGGCCGACAAGTTCCGCGACTTCTGGGTCGGCAAGAGCGGCAAGGACGCCGCCAAGCTCGATTGGGAGGCCACCTGGCGCAACTGGATGCGGAACGTGGCGAAGCCGCGAGCCCAAGCTCAAGCGCCCCCGCGAGAAACCGAGAATGCCCGCCATCAGCGGGAGTTTCGAGAAGCCATCCAGCAGAAACTGAACGGGAATCCAGGCCATGACGAATTTGCCAGCACCGGCCCAGCTTTCGACCTTGAACCGGGAGATTACCACGCTCACCGAGCGACTGGCACCGGCTCGCGCTGATGCCATCGTTCGCAGCCTCGGCGTCATGCAGAGCGCTGGCATGAGCCTGCCCCAGGGTATCGACCCCCAGAAGTTTGACGTGATCTACGGTTACGCCCTCGACGGCGTGCCGAGTTGCGGTCTGACGATCGCGACCCAGAAGCTCATTAAGGGCGACTACGCCGGCAACCCGGATATCTTGCTCGGCATGATCCCGAAGCCGCCGATCCTCGCCGCGCTGGCGAAGCAGGAGGCGAGGGCGGCCCGCGAGGATCTGGCCCGCAAGCGCGAGATCGCCTCGGCGATGAAGGGCGTCGCTCCGGAGGTCGACCGCTCGCCGGAGGTGATGGCCCGCGTTCGCGCCCGGCTGGCCCAGTTCCGCCAGGACCACGAGGAGGCCAAGGCCAAAGAACGGGGCATCGTCGTTCACGAGCCAATGTCGCCAGAGAAGGCCGAATACTGGGCCAAGATCAAAGAACTGCCCGACTGGTGGGAAGTTGGCGCCGAGCAGATGGCCTTCCGCCGCAAGATCGAAGCCGAGGTCTCCGAGGCACGGACCGACGACGAGGCCAGCCATGCAGCATAAGCCTCGCCCCCGACCAGACGCAGGTTGCCCGCTTGCCGCCCGAGAACTCGAAACGGTCAAATGGCTATCACTCGGCAAAACGGCGGAAGAGGCGGCCACGATCATGGGAATCAGCATCCACACAGTCAATCGCAACATCATCAACGCCATGAGCAAAGCAGGCGCTTCTAAGGCCACCGGCCTTGTCGGCCTGGCTCTTCGCTCCGGCTGGATCGAATAGGAGAACCCCCAATGAGCTGGTACGCAATCAAGACCCGACCCGGAACCCAGCGTCCTGCAACGCCGCGGATAGGCGAGACCGAGGACCGCAAGGGCGAGTTCATCATCGAGCGAAACCTCCGCGACGCCGACATCGAAATCTACATGCCGTCGTTCCGGAAGGACATCAAACACCACCGAACCAAGGAACTGATCGAGCGCCGCTTCGCCATGATCGTCGGCTACTCGTTCGTCTACCTGCCGACGCGAGACTTCTACCGGCTATCGCGCGTTGACGGTGTGACGGCGATCCTCGGCGTTGCCGGCTACCCGCTGCGTATCTCAGACTTCGAGGTCGCGAGCATTCGCCAAGCCGAAGACATGGCTGGATCGGCCCTACAGCGCGAGCGTGACGCCCGGAAGAAGCGTAGCCGCAAGCAACTGCAGCAGGAGTTCCCGAAGGATGCAGCCGTCCGAATCGCGCCCGAACACCGCCTGGTTGGCGGCATGCTGGCAACCGTCCTCGACGTCACCGGCCGCAACACGATCAAAGCTGTGGTCGAATACCTCGGCGGTCTCGTCCACGTCGATCTTCCGCTTGAACTGATCGATAAAGTCGCTTAATGTCGCTGCAATCATTGGTGATTTGCAGGCTGTTCTGATCGCGGACCTCGATTAGAGGGAACACTCGCCGGGCCTTAGGGAGGATGTCACCGCCTCCCGCCTTTGACGAATATTGCCGAAATTCTGAGATCCAGCGCCACGCCAATGGCGACCTTTACCTCCCGCCGGAGAGGCGGATGAATCCGGCAACAGATTAGACGCGGCGCGATCTCCCTTTGTAAAGCAGGAACAGAAACAAGGCGCCCAGTACGGTGATAAACAGGGCGGCGCCGCCGCCGATAAGTATGAGCAAGTAAAATTCGAAGACATCGTCCTTGGCAGACGCTATTACCCCACCCCATTTGTTGCGGATTTCACCAGCTATCGTTGCTTCAAGCACACCGTAGAGAGTCGCAGGGCCAAATGCCGCGAGGCCTATCGCCGCTGCTATCTTTCTTAGGCGGGGGAACCGTTCTACTTCCGTCGACTTTCCTGTCTCGCTCATGACCACTTAACTTTGGTTGACGATAAATCACTATCACGGGGACGCTAGGGCGCGGTTAAGGTTGGCAAGCGCGACCACCCAAGGACCGCAGTCTATGCGCAGGATGGTCGCCTTCATCCCCGGGGTATTGGTCGTCGCGACTTTCACCCCTGCCGCCTTGTTTGAACTGTTGACACCGCTCAATTAAAGCATGCAGGTAGACGTATATGCAGGGGTCGCGATGGCGGACGAGAAGCCAACAAATAGTGGCCGGCCAGTATCGGCGCTTAAGGTCGTGTGGTCGGTATCGATCGTCCTGGCGGCGACTGCTATCGGCGCCCACTATGGTTGGGATAACCACGGGTTCGTCGGAGCGTTAGCGTTAGGTTTCGTGGGCTTCGTAGGCGGCTGTTTCCTCAGTTCACCGTCGCTCCTGTTGCAATTGCTATCATAAACATCATGTCGGAGTAGAGCAGCCCGGTAGCTCGCCAGTGTCTTTAGGCGGAGGTCGAGGGTGTCAGCAATTGTTTGCCCCGTTCGATCAACGCTTCAATGGCCTCAAGCGGAATGTCTCGTTCGTAGGCACTAAACGTCAGCGCTCCCGTTGCGTCTGTGTAGAAGACCTCAGCAACGGTTGTTTGGGCATCGACATCCAACAATTCCAGGTACATTCCATCTCGATGAATGTCGCTGCCTCGGATAAATTGGAAGCGTCGGGTGTTTACCTCGGTCATTAGCAAAATGAGCCCCTGTGACCCTGATTCGCATGCCTGAATAGGGAGCCGGACCTCTGGCCCGGTTCCCCGATGCTTCTCTCTGTATCCTCGGATGAGAGTAGAGAAAGGGGCGTCAGTTTCCGATCGGAGACCCAGCGCACATGCGGCCAAGTGCAAATTCTCTGGAGGCCGCCGCCCTCTCGGTGATGGTGTTGCCAGCCCTGGTTTCCATGCTCGCGCTCAGGGTCGACAAGCAACTCTCGAAGTCGTTGTCCCGTAACAAAACAGCAAAGCTCAGCATCATGAAGCCGAGCACTATCGAAATCGGGATTGCCATGTCGCGCAATCTCATCCTCCCCAAGGTTCCCCTATGCCCGTCCTAAAGAACGCGCGCCACGAGAAGTTCGCGCAGGCGTTGTCCAAAGGCAAGACAGCAGATGACGCACATGCGGAGGCAGGGTTCAAACCTGACCGGGGTAATGCTTCGCGCTTACATCAGAAAGACAACATCAGACAGCGCGTCACATGGCCACGCGACAGTCGCGAATTTCGTGGTTGGTCGCACGTTATCGAAGCGTGTCGACAAGTTCTTTGATGGCAGACCGCTTCCACACGAAGCCGAGATCTGATTGCTCGTTGATCCGTCCACTGTATATCCCTAGGAATTCGACAGCTTCACCACCCATGTTGATGTTCCCGTTCTTGTAGTGGATCATGCCGCGACGCGCAGCAATAACGGGAGAACCGGACTGGCCGGGTCTTGTACGGCTGTCGATTAGAAAGATGGGCTTCGCATCGTAGTCGATGTCCAACTCTGAAGCGACGAACCCGGTAACCCACATGCCGAATAACCCGCCGGCGGCCTGCCCAAATGGAAATCCGATAATGCTGAGTGGGTCGGACGCCCGGATTAACAGGCCATTTTGCGGCGCCGTTAAATCGTATGGGTAGACTGTCGCGACATCAGGAACATCGATAGGAAGCGCGACAAAGTCGGCTGCGGCCCCAAGAACTGGATGTTCCACCCACAGCGGGACATCATTGTTGTCATACAGTGGATAATCGATCGACCCCCAATTCCCGAGACCGGTAGCAGCATTGTGCCAGACGCGTATTTTGTTTGGGACGCCGCCGTGAGGCGATAGTGGTTGATTGTTGTCCTGCCTCCGGCCGGTGACATTGTGCCTGTTGGTGATCAGAGCGTTGCCGCGCACCGCACTGACAACGAACGCCGTCCCCGTGCTCAACCGGGTCTGGTCGAAGTACATCTCGATAAACAGAGACTGCACTGACTGTTGCTCAATCGGCATGCTTACCTCCAAACGCGGAACGCCACTGATCCTTCACCGGGGGTGAAGAAGTTCGCGTGTGTGTTGTGTAAAGGCAAGTGGTGAATTGATGCGCCCACAACCGCCATCAGAGATTTTCGAGGATTTCAGCGGATGCGCCTTCGTGGCCGCTCCTGAACTCGAAGCCTGGGCCCGCGATACCTTCATCGATCCGGACAGCGATATGTTCAACCCGGATCACGCCCATCTCATCCCGGCGTCGATCGGCATGCTGTGGACCACAGTGAGCAACACAAAGAAGGGCCGCACCGTCATCGGTCAAGCCGAGATGGGTCAGCCTGCGGGCATGATGGGCAAGTGGGCCCGGGCAAGAGCAGAGGCGCAGGTCCTCGGTTGGTTCGGCTCCGTCCCAGATTTCATCATCACGATCGATGCCAACTTCTGGGTATCGGCCAGTGATGCACAAGCCTGTGCTCTGATCGAGCATGAGCTTTCACACTGCGCCCAGGAGCTTGACGACTTCGGCGCCCCGAAGTTCCGAAAGAGCACAGGGCTACCGGTCTACACGATGCGCTCCCATGATGTGGAAGCCTTCATCGGCGTGGCTGCTCGGTACGGTGCAGTAGAGGCGGGCGTAAAGGAATTGGTCGAGGCGCTGTCAAAGCCGCCGTTGATGACCGCAGACCTAATCGGCTGTGCATGCGGGACCTGCCAGGCTCGCGCCGCCTGATCCTGATGGTGTCCTGATAAAGCTATGGCCGAGCGAAAACTCACACATGAGCAGCAGACCTTTGTCGTCCAGTCGCTGGCTTGCTTCGATAGCCCGTCGGTTGTCGCCGCTGCACTCAAGAAGGATTACGCGGTCACGCTGACGCCTCAGGCGATCGAAGCCTATGACCCGAACAAGAAGGCCGGTGCGCGCCTCGCCGCGAAATGGAAAATGCTCTTCGAGGAGACCCGCAAGACCTTCCTTGAGGACACCGCCTCGATCGCGATCAGCCATCGCGCCGTTCGTCTCCGCGCTCTCCAGCGCATGGCAGACAAGGCAGAGACCCAGGGCAACATGGTGCTTGCATCGTCGTTGCTGAAGCAGGCGGCGGAAGAGGTCGGCGGCGCCTATACGAACCGACGCGAGATCACGGGCAAGGACGGCAAGGATCTTCCGGCGCCGGTCTCTCCGGTGACGATCTTCCAGTTGCCCGATAATGGCAGGGGTTGAGCAAGGGCAGGGCGCCCAGACAATCATCCGGCCGCAGGCTGGCCCGCAGACACAGTTCCTTGGTTCGCCAGCTGACATCGCCATCTACGGCGGGTCGGCAGGTGGCGGCAAGACGTGGGCGCTCCTCATGGAGCCGCTGCGCCACGTTGCCAATCCTCAGTTCGGCGCCGTGTTCTTTCGGCGCACGCTGGTGCAGGTCAGAAACGAGGGTGGCCTTTGGGACGAGAGCGAGAAGCTCTATCCCAGCCTGAACGCAAGGCCGAAGGTGGCGCCGGATCTATCGTGGACGTTCCCGTCGGGGGCGTCAGTCAGCTTCGCCCACCTCGAGCACGACAAGACGGTATCGAACTGGCAGGGTTCGCAGATCCCGCTGATCTGCTTCGACGAGCTCACGCACTTCAGTGCAAAGCAGTTCTGGTACCTGTTGTCACGTAACCGATCGATGTGCGGCGTCCGGCCGTATGTCAGGGCAACCTGCAACCCGGATGCGGATAGTTGGGTTGCCGAGTTCATTTCGTGGTGGATCGACCAGGATACCGGTCTCCCGATACCAGAGCGGGCCGGCAAGCTTCGTTGGTTCGTCCGCATCGGTGACGCGGTCATCTGGGCCGATGATCCGGAAAAGCTCGCCGAATACAAGAACCCGGTCGACGGCACGCCGATCCCGCCGAAGTCGGTGACGTTCGTCCCGGCGAAGCTGACTGACAACGCCGCGCTGATGGCAGCCGATCCCGGCTACCTCGCCAACCTGATGGCCCTGCCGACTGTTGAGCGCGAGCGCCTCCTCGGCGGCAACTGGAAGATCAGGCCGGCCGCCGGGCTGTTGTTCCAGCGTGGCTGGTGTGAGGTCGTCGATGTGATCCCGGCCGGCGTCGTCAAATGGATGCGCGGTTGGGACATGGCGGCCACGCCGAAGGCAGAAGGCACCGACCCAGATGCCACCGCCGGCACCAAGATCGGCAAGTTGTCCGACGGCCGCTACATCGTGGCGCATCACTGCAACGACTTCTTGTCACCGTCAGGCGTCGAGCGGCTCATCAGAAACACGGCGGAAGCCGATGGCAAGGACGTGCACATATCGCTGCCGCAGGATCCGGGCCAGGCGGGCAAGTCGCAGGTCACCAACCTGACGAAGCTGCTTGCCGGCTTCACGGTACGGGCCACGCCCGAATCCGGTGACAAGGTGACACGGTTCAGCCCGTTCTCCGCTCAGGCGGAAGCAGGCAACGTCCTCGTCCTTCGGGCCCCTTGGAATGCAGCATGGTTTTCGTCGCTCGAAGGCTTTCCTGAGGCGACGCACGATGACGACGCCGACAGCACGAGCCGGGCATTCAACGCGCTTCTCAGCGCAAGCACGTACACGCTGGCGAACGTTTAGGAGCGGACATGGGAAACATCATCGCTTTCGTCCGCGACAGCCTGACGAACATGGTTGCGAACATCGGCACCAGCCGGGACAAGGCGTCATCGACCTTCTACTCGATGCCGATGCTTTCGGACGAGGAGTTGCTCAACGCCTACCGTGGTGCGTGGCTACCGCGGAAGATCGTCGATATCCCGGCTTTCGACAGCGTGCGTGCCTGGCGTGACTGGCAGGCGAAGAAAGCTCAGATCGAAGCCATCGAGGCCGAAGAGAAGCGCCTCAACGTCAAGGGCAAGATCCTCGAAGCCAAGATCAAGGCTCGGCTCTGGGGTGGCGCCGCCGTCGTCATCGGTACCGGCGATCAGAACCTGACCGAGCCGCTCGATGTCGAGCGCGTTGGCAAAGGTGGCCTGAAGTACCTGACGGTTATCTCCCGTCGCAATCTGACCGCCGGCGAGATCGAGCGCGACCCGGCCTCCGAATGGTACGGAAAGCCGAAGGTCTATCAAATCAAATCGACAGACGGCGTGCAGGTCGACATTCACCCGTCGCGACTGGTCGTCTTCAATGGGGCCGCCCAGCCTGACGAGGAGATCGTCACCACGACCTATGCAGGCTGGGGCGATAGCGTGCTCCTGTCGGTCGTCGAGGCGATCAAGCAGGCCGACGGTACCGCGGCGAACATTGCCAGCCTCGTCTTCGAGGCCAAGGTCAACGTCATCCGTATCCCCGACTTCATGCAGAACGTCGGTGATCAGCGGTACCGCGAGAAGATCCTCGAACGCTACACGCTCGCTGCCACGGCCAAGGGTATCAACGGCGACCTCCTCCTCGACAAGGAAGAGGAGTTCGAACAGAAGACGGCGAGCTTCGCCACGCTTCCCGACGTGCTGATGTCGTTCATGCAGCTGGTATCCGGCGCCGCCGACATCCCGGCAACCCGTCTTCTCGGTCAATCGCCGGCCGGCATGAACGCCACCGGCGAAAGCGACCTGCGCAACTACTACGACCGTTTGCAGGCCATGCAGTCGGTCGAGATGACGCCGGCAATGGCCCGGCTCGATGAGTGCATTATCCGCAGCGCCCTCGGTTCGCGTGACCAGGATATCTATTACGAGTGGGCACCGCTCTGGGGCATGTCCGAGAAGGAAAAGGCCGACGTCTTCAAGACAAAGGCCGATGCAGCCCGGGCGCTCGCCGGCACATCGACATCTCCGCCGCTGCTGCCGATCGACGCCCTGTCGGATGCTCTGGTCAATACGTTCGTCGAGGACGGCGCGTTGCCCGGTCTCGATGCGGCGATTGAGGAGCATGGGGCGCTCAGCGAGCAGGAGCCAGACGATGACGAGCAGCGCGCCGCCGTCGGCGAGGAGCCGAAGGAAAAGGCGAAGCCAGTTACCGCCGACGCCGCGCCACGCACGCTCTACGTCTCGCGCAAGGTGCTAAACGCCGACGAGATCATTGCCTGGGCCAAGGGGCAAGGCTTCAAGACCACGCTCCCGGCCGACGACTTGCACGTCACCATCACATTCAGCCGCACACCGGTTGATTGGATGAAGATGGGCAGCACTTGGGAAGACGAGGTGAAGATCCCGCGTGGCGGTGCGAGATTGATGGAGAAGTTCGGCGAGGCGCATGTCCTGCTATTCGTCTCCAACATGCTGTCGTGGCGCCACGACGAGATGGTCGACAGGGGAGCAAGCTGGGATCATCCCGAATACCAGCCGCACATCACCATCAGCTACGATGAGGATGCCGCGGACCTTGCCAAGGTTCAGCCTTATCAGGGCGAGATCGCGCTGGGTCCGGAGATCTTCAGTGAGGTGTTCGAGGACTGGCGACAAGGGATCAAGCAAAGGCCGTGATGTGGAGCACATCACGGCGTGAACACCTCAATCGTTTTGCGTAGCCTTGTTCAGAGCCGCGCCGGCTTCGGCTACGGACTCAGAAACTTGAACTTCCATACTGCTGCCCCCAACGTTGAGAAGCACCTCGGTTCGACCGAACCGCTCCATTACTGCTGATACGTAGCGAGGGTTGATGTAAACTTCTCGGCGGCCGTTTGATGTGTCGTGAAGCTTGGCGAGCATTCGTGTTCTCCGTGAATTTTCGGCGGGATTGATGCGACTACTTAAAAGTACTTCTGAATACGTGGCATGTCGGGATCAGTCGCTTTAATCGCCACGGCAAATCGCTTTGCTTCAGCAGAGAAACCTGCCTCCTCTGCTGCCTTCAACCCTTCGAGGTTAGCGATGACAAGTACATCATCGTCTCCGCTAGCGTTGGCCAAAGCTTCGTCAATCAAATTGATCGCGGCTTGAAATTCTCCTTTGCCACGCAGGGCAGCAGACTGGCGGATGGCATTTTCGAGTGCTGACATTTGGGGTCTCCTTTTCCGGAGGCCATATACACGGCGCGGAGACAATAATGCAATTCATAGATGCAGCACCGATCGCGGGAACGCGACGGACCGCCGACGGCTACCTTGTTGCGGACGTCAAGACCGCGCGCACTGGTATCCAGCTTTATGCCGGCCGCGAGGTCGGGAAGCCGGAAATGCAGTCCGTGAAGGTCTACCGCTCCGCCGATCAGGTTTTCGACAAGGCCAGCCTCGGCAGCTACGCCCACAAGCCGGTGACCAACGATCACCCGACCGAGGCAGTCACCGCCGACACTTGGAAGGCCGTTTCGGTCGGCCAGATCGGCGACGAGGTGGCGCGCGACGGTGAATTCGTCCGCATCCCGCTCGTTGTCATGGACGCCGCGGCGATCAAGGCGATCGACGAGGGCAAGCGCGAGCTTTCCGCCGGCTACACCTGCGATCTCGCATGGGAGCCGGGCACGACGCCCGAGGGCGAGAAGTACGACGCAATCCAGAAAGATATCCGGATCAACCACGTCGCCATCGTCGAGCGTGGGCGCGCCGGGTCGCAAGCTCGCATCGGCGACGGTGCGGGACAGTGGGGCGCTGCCCCGTTCACCAGTGATCAGAAACCGAAAGAGGAAAAGATCATGACCCTGAAGACGGTTACCGTCGATGGCATCCCGGTTGAAGTAACCGATCAGGGTGCCACGGTTATCGGCACGCTGCAGCAGCGCCTTGCCGACGCCATTTCCAAGCTTACCGCCACTGAAACGGCACATCAGACGGCTTTGGCCGCCAAGGATGCCGAACTGGCGAAGAAGGATGCTGAGCTCGACGCCACGAAGGCCAAAGTGCTTTCCGACGCCGACCTCGACAAGCGCGTGCAGGCTCGCGCCGATCTCGTCGCCAAGGCCAAGGTCCTGGCGAAGGACGTCAAGACCGAAGGCCTGTCCGATGCTGCCATCCGCAAGGCCGTCGTCGTTGCCAAGATCGGCGATGCCGCCGTCGCCGACAAGTCGGACGCCTACATCGATGCCCGCTTCGACATGCTCGTCGAGGACGCTGGCAAGAGCGCCGGCGGCGTCGATCCGTTCCGCGTGGCTGTTCAGCAGGGTCTCTCGCAGACCACTGACGCCAACGCATCCGCAACCGCCCACAAGGCCATGGTCTCCGATCTTGAATCGGCCTGGCAGACGAAGGGAGCCAAGTGATGCCGGCAGTTCAGACTACTTACAGCGCCACCCACGCCCGCTGGGTCGAGGGTATGGTTCTCAACATGGAGCCGAGCGACATCGTCACCCGCCTTGCGGAAGACGCTGAGGGTATCGGTTTCGGCAAGGTCGGCGTTCAGGGCACCGCCGACAATCAGGTCGTGGATTCCGAGGCCACGGTCAAGTTCGTCGGCATCGCTGTCCTCGACCCCACGCAGCCGACGGGCAAGTACGAGCAGTACTCCAACGTCGCGCTGATGAAGAAAGGCGTGATCGTGGTCCAGGCCTCGGTCGCCGTCGCCGTTGGCGATCCGGTCTACTACGTCCCGGCAACGGGCGTCCTGACCAACGTCTCGACCAGCAACACCCAGATCGTTGGCGCGCAGTGGGATACCAGCACCTCGGGTGCCGGCCTCGCCGCTCTCCGCCTCGGCTAACAGGAGCGTTCCAACATGAACATGCTTATCACCCAGGACGCTCAGCAGGTCGCGATGAGCTTCCTTATCCGTCAGGCCTCGTTGATCGAGCCGACGGTCTACGCGATGAAGTACCAGGAGATCCAGTATTCCCAGCTGATCCCCGTCGACACCTCGGCGCCGGAATGGATTCAGTCGGTCACGTACTTCTCCATGGACTCGGTCGGCCAGGCTCAGTGGTTCAGCGGCCTCGCGCACGATGTGCCGAAGGTCGAACTGACCCGCGAGAAGTTCGAAACGACCGTCAGCATGGCGGCGATCGGCTACGGGTATACGCTCGAGGAACTGGGCACCGCCCAGCTGCTCGGCATGAGCCTGACCTCGGACAAGGCGAGCTCGGCCCGTCGCATCGCTGAAGAGAAGATCGACAGCGTCGCCTTCGTCGGTGATACCGGCAAGGGCTACACCGGTCTGGTCAACTCCTCGACGCCGACGGCCACCACGGCTCCGGCCGACGGTACCGGCTCGGCGACGACCTTCGCCAGCAAGACGCCGGACCAGATCCTTCGCGATATCAACGGCCAGCTCACCGGCATCTTTACCGGCACGCTCGGCGCGGAGATCGCGGACACGCTGCTCCTGCCGTACTCGGTCCTGTTGGACCTTTCGACCCGTCGTATCGATGCCGTCAACCAGACGACCATCCTCGAATGGATCGAGAAGAACAACATCTACACCCGGACTACCGGCCAGCCGCTCACCATCCGCGGTGTGTTCGGTTACCTCGATACCGCCGGCGCAGGCGGTACCAAGCGCATGGTTGCCTACCGTCGCTCGCCGGAAGTGCTGAAGATGCACATTCCGATGCCGTTCCGGTTCCTGCCGGCATGGCAGACCGGTCCGATGAAGTTCGATGTCCCCGGCATCTTCCGCGTCGGCGGCGTCGATATTCGTCGGCCGAAGGCCGTTCGCTACCTCGACGGCATTTAAGGGAGGCGGCAATGAAGGTCACCAACACCCAAAAGGGCCCCCGCGGCGTCAACGCGGTGAACGGCCCGGTTCTCATTGAGCCGGGCGAGACGGTCGAGGTCGAAATCTTCGACCGCGAGAAGGCTCATATCGAGGCTTCGAACTGGTTCGAGATCGACGGCGAATACACCGAAAACCCGGTCGTTGTCGTCGCAGGGGCTCCGGTCCTCAAGGAAGCAGCCGATAACACCGGCTCCGAACTTGAGCGCCTTCAGGCTCTGCTTGCCGACCGCGACGCCGAACTGGCGAAGCTCAAGGCACAGCAGGAAGAGCCGCCGAAGACTGCCGCCGAGGTCCTGGAAATGGCTAAGGATCCGGCCGTCCAGTTTATGTCCTTCAAGGCAGCAGCTGCGAAGCTGCTCGGCGACAAGACGCCGGCCAAGAAGGACGAGATCATCGCGGCACTCGAAGACCTGGCAACCAAGCCCGGCGCATAAGCGCCGGGTTCTACCCACCGGAGAATGACATGGCTGGATACGGCGATAACGACGGCTTCACGGCTTACGCTACGGCGGCCGGCTATGTCTTCCCCGATGGTACGACCGATGCCCAGAAGACCGCGGCGCGCCAGCGCGGTTCTCTGGTGATCGATCGGTACGAGCCTCGGTTCAATGGCCGCCGCTCCGGCGGCTATGCCCAGGAGCGGGCATGGCCGCGCACCGGTGCGTCGACCTATTACGGGGAGGCGATCCCATCCGGCGAGGTGCCTGTCCCAATCATCAACGCTTCCTATGAGGCCGCGTTCCTCGAAACGACGAACCCCGGCAGCCTATCGCCCGTCGTCACCGGCACCTCGACGGTCAAGCGTGAGAAGGTCGGGCAGCTTGAAGTCGAATACGCGACGTCGTCGTCGACCGATATCGACGATGTGGTCGCGCTTGCAACTCCGGTCGTCACCACGATCGAGGGGCTGCTGTGGCCGTTCTTGACGCCAGTCTGGCCCGGGGCGCTGGTAGTCTGATGGTCAACCCGCTCTACGCGCGCCTACAGGCAACGGCGCAGCGCCTCATCGCCAAGTACGGCCAGACCGGCGTCGTCACCCGCGTGATCCCGCCCGATCCCGTCCTAGGCGGCGAGCCGGTGCCCACGCCATACCCGGCAACGCTCGTCCCGATGGCCTACGAGGCCCGCTACATCGACGGCACCACGATCAAGACCGGCGACATGCAGATCTACATCTCGTCGGTCGGCCTGGCGGTCGAGCCGACCGTCGGCGACGTCGTCACTGCCAACGGTACCGACTACGCCATCGTGAATGGCGACCCGAACAAATACGACGGGGTGACCAACGTCGTGTTCATCGTGCAGGGGAGACGTTAAGGGTCTATCTGGGGCTTCACCGCTGTGAAGACCTTGAAGTATCTCTGTATGGTTTCGAGGTACGGTGAGTGAGTGGTCGCCGCCATCTTCTTGGTGATTTCTACGACGCTGACACTTTCTCGGAATGAACTGTTATCCTTGCGACGCGAAGCCTCCGAATGAAGAAATTCGATCGGCGCAAAGGATTTCAGCAGATATTCGTTGTGATGCCCCGTCAGATCCGGCCATTTGCCAAGCAGTTGATTTTGGTTGTCGAAGAACTGCTGGTAGTCCCTGTTCGACCCACCTCCGTCCAATCGCACTAAGTAGATTTTTGCTCGCCTCGTGCTTTTTTGGTTTACCGATTTCTTCGCCATTCTCAGCACCTCCGTGTGGGGGGCTCTTCGTAGCGACCTGGCTTTAATGCCCGGTTACTCAAACCAGTTGCGAGCGATCAGGGGGATGAATGACCTTCGACGAATTGCTCGCCACTTACGAGCCACGCCTTACGGCCGCGTTTCGAGAAGCGATAGACGAAATCCGCTCCTCCATCGTCTTGGCACGCGTCATCGAGCGACTTGAACGTGGCGACATAAATGGCGCGGTCGAAGCGATGCAGATCGAGTCCGAGGCTTTCTCGGCTCTCGAAATAGCCCTTCAGGAGGCCTTCAACGCCGGCGGCACGAATGCCGTCGTCGAACTGCCGAAGGTAACCGACCCGCAAGGCAACCGTGTCATCTGGCGCTTCGGCGTTCGCAATCCGGCCGCCGAGGCGATCCTGCGCGAGTTGTCGTCGACGATGGTCACACACATCACCGACGATCAGCGGCAGGGCATCCGCCAGGCGTTGGAAGCGGGCCTCACCAGAGGTGCGAACCCACGATCGACGGCGCTCGACGTCGTCGGTCGCGTCAACAGGGTGAGCAAGCAGCGCGAGGGCGGCGTCATCGGCCTGACGCGCCACCAGATCGCCTTCATCGAGCGGGCCCGCGTCAATCTCGCCTCGGGCGACCCGGAGTTGATGAAGCAGTACTTCGAGCTCAAGACCCGCGATAAGCGCTTCGACCGGACCATCGTGGCGGCCATGCGCGAGGGTAAGCCGATCACCGGCGACGCGCTCTCGAAGGTCATTGGCCGGCTGCGCGACAAAAACCTGCTTCTCCGCGCGGAGATGCTGGCGCGAACCGAAACCATGATGGCGCTCGGCTCGGCTCGCGATGAAGCGATGCGTCAGCAGATCGAAAGCGGGAAGGTCCAGGCGCAAGACGTGACACCTACTTGGCAGACTGCCGGTGACAATCGGGTGCGCCATACCCATCGATCTCTCAACGGTCAGACGGTTGCATTCGGGGAGACCTTTGTGAGCCCATCCGGTGCGCGGCTCCGGTATCCAGGAGATCCGCAGGCGCCCATCTCGGAGACTTCGGGCTGCCGCTGCCGGCTGCAATACAAGATCGACTACATCGGCGCGGTCACCCGGCGCTACAGAGCCGAGATGGCGTGATGGCGACGCTCACGTTTAGCGCAGCGGTCGCTCAGTGGGCCGATAAGGTCGAAGGCGCGGTCGAGGCAGTTTTCAAGGAAGCTACGCAAGAGGTCGTCGAGGAGATGCAGACACCCGTCGCGCAGGGCGGGCGAATGCGGGTCGACACTGGCTTTCTGCGCGCCTCCTTGCTTGCGTCCTCGACATCGATGCCGGCGATCAATGCCTCGTCCAAGCCAGCTGAGGGCAGGGCTTACACACCCGATTTCGCCCAGGTTGAGGCAGTCATAGCCGGCGCCGATATCGGGGACACGCTCTATTTGGGATACACCGCCGCATATGCGGGCCACAGGGAATACGGCTCAAACAGCCAGCCAGCCGACGGCTTCGTCCGGTTGGCCGCCCAAAACTGGCCGATTATCGTGGATCGAAAGGCAGCTGAGTTGAGGGCCCGCCTGGGTCTTTGATCGCTGCATTGTTGTCGATGTTCTTTTCCATCGCCGCCAGCAAACCAAGTTGAAGCAACGTCAACGATTTTCGGGCGGCCTTGAGAGAGGTGTCGCCTCGCACCGTTGCGCCCGAATCCCGGCCCAACGCCAGCAGCGCGGCATGGATGCGCTCATAGACTTCGTCGTCGCTGAGAGGCGGCTTTTCAGACATAGGCAATCGATACATGGCGACCGGGACCGACGCAATAATCTTCAAGGCACTGACCGATCGGTTGCGGGCCATGCCGCAGGTCTTGCCCATAGCAGGCCCGAACGTCGTCTTTCCGGCGGCCGGTCAGCATACGCCGGCAAAGTACCTGCGCCTCTCCTTCATGCCCAACCGGACACGCCAGATCACCATGGGCGATGATCCTCAGCAGAAACGAGGCCTTCTGCAAGTCTCGGTCGTCTGGCCGGTCGGGGAGGGCATCATCGACGCGCTCGAGGTCGTCGATCAGGTCATCGACCACTTGCGAGCCCTGGGCGGCTGGCACATTCCAAGAGGATGACCGGGTGCAGATCCCTGTCTCCATTCCCTACCACGCCTTCGAACCGGAGAACTGACATGGCAAACAAGGCAACGAAGAAGGGCAGCAAGGTCTATGTTTGCGCGCTCGCCCAGAATACCGATCTCATACAGTCCGCTTATGTGGCGCTGACCTGGGTGCAGGTCGGGAAGGTCGGCAACGTCGGTGATTTCGGCGCCGACAGCACAATGAACAGCTACAACACGCTCGACGAGCCGGTTACCCAGAAACAGAAGGGCACCGCCAATGCGGGCGACCCGCAGATCGAAGTCGCTTCCGTTTTCGACGACGCCGGCCAGATTATCCTGCGCACCTTTGGCGACCCGCTCAACCTCGACAACATGGCCATCAAGATCGAGCGCAACGACGGCGGCGCCGGCAAGACGAACACGATCTTCTACAGCCGCGGTGTCGTTTCCGGCCCGCTCTACCCGGGCGGCGGCTCTGACGATTTCGAACTCGAACGTTTCACGATCGGCCTCAACCAGCTGCCGATCCGCGTCAATCCAACTGCCATACCGTAATCAGAGGTGAAAACATGGACATTTCCAAGCTCGTCAATTCTGAAGACCTCTATGAACTGAAGCTTACCGGCCCAGACACGGACGAACTCATCGGCATCCGCTTCATGATCCGTTCGGCCGAGAGCGACGCTGTAAAGCGTGTCGTTCGCCAGCACAGTGACAAGTTCCTCGCCAGCCGCAAGAAGAAGCTCACCTCGAGCAAGGTTGAGGCCGAATATCTCGACAAGGCTGCTGCCTCCGTGGCGTCCTGGGACTGGGGCGACCACGATTGGAAGGGCGCCAAGCCGGAATGCACCTTTGAGCAGGTGCGCGAGGTGCTGGAAGAAGCGGGCTGGATCTACGACCAGATTGCAGCGGCATCGGAGGACCGGGCAAATTTTACGAAGATCTCGGCGAAGCCCTAGCCGAGGCTGTGGCCGTTGTCGCTCGTTACGACAGCGTCCGCGACAAGGATGGCGAGACCAGGCGCGAGCGCAATGAGGCCTTCGCGACAGAAAGCCCGGAAGCGGAGGTGCCGGATTACGGTGCCTTCATCTGGGATTGGTTTTGGGAACTCCGTCAGTCGCAGCCGCCGGGGTTCTCTGGACCGGTACCTGTTTCCAATCTCGAATTGATAACCTGGTGTCAGGTGACCGGAAATATTGTCAGCAGGGAGGAAGCCTCGATCCTCAAGGTGATGGACGCAAGGTTCTGCGCTGAGATCGAGAGGGAGAGTGAGGCCATCAGGGCAAGAGAGACTGCAAACTAACTGGCGGACGGCCCCGTCTTGTTAGTCTTGGGTTTCTCTTTCAGTTCGGCGACGCGCATGCGGATCTTTTCCAACAACTCTCGAGCTTGCTTCTGGACAATCAACGCCTTCTCAATCGCCTCGTCGGAGCCATAAATGGCGATAGAACCCACGACGCGGTCAACGTGTCGAAGCTGGGTTTCGGCTTTGCGTTCAATCTTTCTGAGTTCAGTAACGTTGGCCGCTGCGTCAGCGGAAGCCGCCAATGCCGCGATGATTTCCGGTTCATTGGAAACAAACTCCTCGCGCTGCTCCTCTTCTTTTTGGCGGCGCTCTTCACGACGCTGCTCCGGCAACGACTGGTGTAGCGAGGGTAGGCGGTTCATGTGCCGGAGAGCTTCAGTCTTTGCTATGTCGACAGTCTCATACGGTTCGGAAAAATACGGTTCGCGTCGATCGTTCGGGTCACCAATGGTGAACTTCCATCCGCCATCGGATTCGAACACAGTGACGTGTTTGCCGTGGTAAATCTGCGTCGGATTTCCCTTATCGGAGGAGCCCCACTCCTGCTGACGAGGCTGCGATTTTTGGTGCGCTTTAGAAGGTCTCGACTTCTGAAATAGATAAACAGCAGCACCTGCTGCGGCCAATAAGACTAACCAGAAAATGCCGGCCTCCATTCGTGTGCCATCGCAGTGGATCATGTCACAACTTGTCGAGGAGTCGAGTCTTCTAGTTCTTCCTTAGTGCCGTCTTCATAGAGGACGGCACTAAGGGTTATTTGTACGCGCGGTAAACTGACCCGCCCCAAATACTGACCTTAGGAAATGTGGCTTTGGCGGCGGCTTCCGCTTCATCAAGCTGCCTTCCCAATGCTGGATCTGAAACTGCTTCAAACACGGCGTCATCAAGTCGAGACCCAGCAGGCAGAGTCTCTTTCAGATCGATTGCAGCACTCACCGCTTCTGTCACGCACGTAGCTGTGCCGATGATATTGCCTTCGTTAAGCTCGGCGCACTTCGTCCGTAACGGTTGACCCGCTGCTGGATAGATATTCTCGAACGCATCAAGAGTTTTGATCGAGACATGCGCGTTGGGGAGGCACTCGGCGACCGCGACAAAGGTGCCGGAGGTTGCCTTGCAATACTCAACGGCGCGCGGGTCCGCCTTTTGATCAGCAGCGTTGGCCGCGAGCCCTGAGCTCATTGCTGCAAGTGCAACAGCAACCGCAAATTTGCGCATGAATCATCCTCCGATTGAAGGGCAGGACGATATCGCACGTTCTTTGAAAAGGAAAAGCCATGGCCGATGTCGCCACGTTGGGCATTCAAGTCAAAACAGACGGGACTGAGCGGGCGACGGCAGAGCTCACCAAGGTTTCAGGCGCCGCGGCGCGCGCGCAGGCTGAGGTTGAAGGCCTGAACGTCACGAATCGTGGCGTCACAGGCGCGGCTTCGGTAGCTGCCAAGGCCTATGCCAATGAGGGTGCAGCGGCAGCCGCCGCATCCAAGCAGGTTCAAATGTTAAACTTGGCGGCCAACCAGAATTCGTCCGGTCTCGTCAAGATGAACAATACCGCAAATCTGGCGGCCCAAGGCTTCGATATAGTTACCACCGCCGCTGGCGGGATGAACGCAGGCTTGATCGGCATGCAGCAGGGCCTGCAGGTCGCCCAAGTGGCGATGATGTCGTCGGACAGCTTCGCCAAAACGCTCGCCGCATCGTTTGCGGCGATGCTTTCGCCCGTGACATTCTTGGCTGTGGCGTTGACCACCCTGGCGGCTGTGGGCATTCAAACCGTCAACTGGAGCAAGCTTGCAGCTTCCGCCCTTGAGTTGCTTGCCTCGGTTCTCGAAGATATCGCCCCCTATGCAGTCGCGGCGGCCGCGGCCCTGGCTCTGTTGTACGCCCCGGCAATTGTCGGAGGCGTCGTGTCGCTAATAGCCCTTCTTGGCCGATTTGTTGTCCAACTGGGCATTGTGGCCGGGTCACTTCTTCTCGCTAACCCAGCAGTCGCATTCATTGCGGGTATCACTGCAGCTGTTGCAGCGGCGGTCGTGTTTCGTGATGAACTCGCGGAGATTTTCGGTCGGGACATCGTGGCTGACGCGAAGAATGGGATCAACTTCATCGTCGGGGCCTTCGTCGGCGGTTTCAATGCGGTCAAAGCCGCCTGGGACAAGCTGCCGGCTGCCTTGGGGGACGTTGTCTATTCTACCGCTCAAGGCGTGATCAAAGCAGTTCAGGCGATGGTGCAAACCACCGTCGGCGGCATCAACAACCTCATAAACAAGTATGCGCTCTGGTCGGCGTCAATCGGGCGCCCGCTTCAGAACTACAATGACATGATCATCGAACCCATCGAGTTCGGCAACATCACCAATCCTTACAAAGGCGCGGCTGGTGGAGCATTGCAGACCGCTATCGACGAAATGAAGGCCGCTCAAGGCACCGACTATGTCGGGGGCGTGGTGGACGCGATCGGGCGCGGCGCCTCAGCGGCATCCGATAAGCTGCGCGAGCTCGCCAAGGGCCTGACCGACGTCGACGAGAAGTCGAAGAAGCGCGCCGGCAAGAGCGAACAGGAGAAGTACGCCGACATTGTCGCCGGGGCGGAGCGCCAGATCGCAATGCTCGAGGCGGAGCGGGACGCAATGGGCCTGACAGAACGGGCCGCGGCCGCGCTCCGCTATGAGCAGCAGTTCCTGAACGAAGCGCAGCAGCGCGGCATCTCGCTCACTGACGCCCAGAGGAGCGAACTGGCTGGTCTCGCCGAGACCATGGCGACGATCGAGGAAGAGACCCGGCTGTTGGGCCAGGCGCTCGACTTCGGCAAAGCGCTGACCCGGGGCTTCTTCGATGACTTCTTCGCCGGGATCGAGCGCGGAAAGTCGATATGGCGATCCTTTGGTGACGCAGCGCTCGGTGTTCTCGACCGCATCGCCGACAAGCTGCTGACCGACGTCATCGATGCGGTATTCACCGTTAGCAACGCAGGGAAGGGCGGCGGTGGTCTGTTGGGAATTCTCGGCGGTATCTTCGGAGGCTCCTCCGCTGCTGATCCCTGGGCGGGCCTGCGCGGTTACGCGACTGGTACGCCTTCGGCGCGGCCGGGTGTAGCTTGGGTTGGCGAGAAGGGGCCTGAGCTGGTCCGCTTCAAAGGCGGCGAAGAGGTGATCCCGAATCATCGCCTGTACCGGCCAGCAAACACCAACGCACCCGCACAAAGCAGTTCGTCCGCTCAAGCGCAGCCTATGCAGGTCGTCCTTCGCGTCATCGGGGAGGAAGGTCCGATGTTCCGGCCGACAATCCGATCCGAGAGCGAGAACGTGACCATCGAGAACATCCGCGCCTACGATCAGGGCAAGCGAAACGAGTACGACAACGGCGGTGAGGTCTACTGATGCCAGATCCAGTTCCTCTTCCGAAATTCACCGACGGACGGAAGGATTGGGCCGAATGCAGGTTCGACCCAATCCAGCCTCGCAATAGCGATCAGATGGAAGGCCGCCGAACCGAAAGCCAGACATTCGGAACGCCCTTTTGGGTTGCCAGCTATGTGACCCGTCCACTGCTTCGTCCTGAGTTCGGCGTCATGGATGCATTTATGATGCAGCTTGACGACAATGGGCAGACGTTCTTCGCCCACGATGTCTTCCGGCCTCGGCCCATAGCTCACGACACCGGTTTCCCGCTTTCCGGCACCAAAGCCGGGGGCGGGACATTCAATGGCGATGCCGTCTTTCAAGCGATTGCGAACCCGACCACAATCGTGGTTTCCGGGCTCCCTGTTGGCTTTCGTCTGTCGCCCGGAGACTATGCCGAGATCAGGAAGAGCCAGCTTGTGCGGTCCCTGCATCGGATCATCGCGCCGGCGACCGCAAACGCAAGCGGCGTCGCGACGTTGTCGATCCGATACGGCCTGGACACCGGCGTCTTCAACACAACGTGCACCGTTCATTTCGAGAAGCCGTCGTGCACCATGCAAATCGATCCCGGCAGTTACGACGGGAAGAAATCATGGGCAAACCGCTCTCCCTCGTTCACAGCAACTGAGGTTTTCTACTCGTGAGCATTCTTGATCCCGCCGTCGTCGCTGCCCTTGAGAGCGGGCATATTTCACGTATCGACCTGATCCGCTTCGATTTGCCCGGCAAGACGGTTGGCTATCACAGGGGCGGTCGGCCCTACACCTACAATGGGCTGACCTATCTGCCGAACCGGTTCCTTCAGCCGGGGGAGATGCGCAGCGCGCTCGGGGTGTCGGTCACAAGCCGAACCGTGCGTTTTTCGAACATCCCGGTCACAAATCCCGAGGATGCAATCGCGCGGCTCGAGCTCTACGACTACCCCAATTCTCCGGTCATCCTCACGCACCTCGCCGGTGTGCCGAACAGCGACCAGGTGCTCGGCATCCTTGCTTCCAGCATCTATGAGATCGACAACGTTCGCTATGAAAAGGGCGCGGTCGACGATAGCGGCACCCGCACGCTCTCGGTCACAATCGAGCTGCAGCCGTCTGGTCGATCGGCGCGCGGTCAGACGCTGGTGAAGCGATCGCAGGCTGAGCAGCAGTTTGACAATGACGAAACCGACACGGGGCTCGAATACGTCGCCACGGTCGGAACGATCCCCGAGGAATGGGGACAGGTTTCGAGGTAATCATGGAACGGTTTCGTATCGGATCGGCCACGCTGACGCGTGAGCTGTCGACCCCCTATGCCTATGGCTCGGCCGATTGCTTTCATCTCGGCTGCGCCATGGCGGATGCGTTGCACGGCACATCGCTCGTCGAGAAATATCGCGGCACCTACAAGACCTTGAAGGGCGCGCATATCGCGCTGCGCCGACGCGGGTTTTCGAGCCTTGTCGATTTCTGGTCGGCTGAACTCGGTCAGGAACCGGATGGCGCCGGGTCAGCGCAATACTTCGACCTGGTCATTCTGCGACTTGCCGACGGGGCCGAGCATGTCGGCGTCTGCAACGGCCTACGCTTCACCACCAAAACCGAGAATGGCCGTTCCGATCATGGCCTTTCCGACGTCATCGCGACCTTTCATCTCGGATAGTTCCTAAATGGCAATCTTCTCTGCAATCGGCACGCTGCTGGCGGGCACGGCGACGTTGTCGCTGTTCGGTGCGTCTATTTCTGTCGCGAAGCTGATTGGTGGCGCTCTGGCTTTTGGCACCAAATTCGCCTTCTCGAAAGCGACTCAGCCGAAGAAGCAGAAGTTCACTGCCGTTCAAGGGCAGGTCCAGATGGGCGGTGACGTTCCTGCCGGCTCGCTCTTCGGCACTGGCAAGACGAAGGGACATCGCGCCTATTACGCCAAGTGGGACAAAGGCAACAAGATGAATGCCGATGTCTTCATCCTGGCGAACGGCTGGTGCGATGGACTGGAGCCGTACGTCTATATGTTCGGCTCCAAGGCCAACCTCATTGCGAAGCCTGTGGTTGGCGGAGAGGCCGCGCGCTACTTCGTCGAAGGCTACATTGATGGCGACGGCAATAGCTCGATCGATATTCGCTTTTATGACGGTCGACCGGGGCAGGTGGCTGATGCCGAGCTTGTCTCAAAGACGGCGGCTCTGGGCAACTCGTGGAAGAACACCAGCCGCCTGAGTGGCATCTGTTACGTCGTCGTCTACCGGTACTATCATCTCAAGTTCTTCCGTGATGCGGGCAGGGGGCGGCCGGATTTTGAATGGGTGTTGCGCGGACTTCGTGAATACGATCCGACGAAAGATTCAACGGTCGCGGGCGGCAACGGCCCGCAGCGGATCAATGATCGCTCGACCTGGGTGCACACGCTCAATCCGGCTATCCATCGCCTCAATTATCAGCTTGGGCTTCGAGGTCTGCGCTCTGGTCGCTCGATCGTGGGCGAGGGCAAGAGCCTCGGCCAACTCGATCTCGCGTCCTATTTCACGGCCATCAACTATTGCCGCACGCTGAGGAAGGGAAAGCCGGTCTATCAGTGTTCGCTTTGGGTGGACGGTGATACCGACCATACCGAAGCGCTGTCTGCCTTCGATGACGCGATGGCGGGTTATGGCGTCAACAGGCGCGGCCTTTCCGGCGTCATCGTCGGCGCGCCGCAGATCCCTGTTCTCGACATCACGCCGCAGGACATACCGGCGAAGCGCGCTAAGCAGAAGCAGCTCCGCAAGTCGGCCTTTGCGCTCTACAACCATCTATCCGGCCAGTTCACCTCTCCGGATGCTATGTGGAATCCGGAAAGTCTGAAGACAGTGGTCGTCAATGCGGACGTTGCCGCCGACAAGCGCCCGCGGCAGACGTCCAACGACTTCCTTCAGGTGCACGACGCCGACGTCGCTCAATATCTGCTCAACATCCGCTATCGCCAGAACCGCAAGGGTGGCACGGCGACGGTCCCCGTCAGCCGTCGCGTGGGCTTTGCAGTGCAGGAAGGTGAATGGGTCACCTACGAAGGCAAGACCTGGATGGTCGCGGAATGGCGGCTCTCGGAGCAGTTCGAAGGCACACTCGAACTCACCGAGGCGGGCGCCGACATCTATGACGACGCCGACATCGCGCCGGGTCCGATCGTCATTCCGCCCTTAGCGCCGATCAATCCGTCGCAGTTGTCGGTCATTCAGAATTTTGGTGTGGTGACCGACGTTATCGCTGGCGCCAGTGGCAGCCAGGTCCCGTGCCTGCGCTTCACCTGGACCCCGCCAGAAGATCCGACCATCGTCTCGGTCAACATCACTTATCAGATCGTGGGCGACACTCAGACCTTTAGCGATGTGTCGAATGACCCTGAGAGCGGGCTGAAGCTGACGACGGACAACGTGGTCTCGGGTAAGGCCTACCGTGCGAAGGCGACGATCACGACGAACCCGGATCGGTTCCGGACGGAAACGCCGTGGGTGACGACTGCCGCTCCGACCGGCAATTTGAGCGTACTCGACAACTCGATCACCGCCACGAAGATAGCGGACGCCGCCGTTACGGCCGACAAGATCATGAACGAGGCGATCACCAGCATTAAGCTGGCGGCCGAGGCGGTCACGACAGCGAAGATCCAGGTCGGTGCGATCGACGCGCTGCGCCTTGCCGACAACTCGGTTGTGGCGAATAAGATCGCCAACGCGGCGGTGACCGGCGCGAAGATCGCGGACGCGGCAATCACCGGCACCAAGATCGTCGATCTTGCCATTACCGAGACGAAGATTGCCAACGATGCGATCTCGACCCCCAAGCTGCAGGCACTCGCGGTCTCGGCCGACAAGCTGCAGGCGAACTCGGTCACGGCCGGCAAGATCGCGGCGAACGCCGTCACCGCAACGGCGCTTGCGGCGGACTCTGTCACAGCACGCTCGCTGGTCCTGACGGACTTCTCCAACATCGCGGACAACGGCTGGCAGCAAGGCACGCTCGACGGCTGGTCGACGAGCTTCATGCAGGAGTTCGTGCTTGCGGCGGCGGCCGGCGATCAGGCCGGCTGGCGGATGCGAAGCATTGGCCGCGATCAAGCGGTCTCGCAGTGGATCGCTTGTACGCCCGGTGAGCAATATTACTTGGAGGCGTGGGTCTATCAAACCGATGCGTCGCCGGCCAACCTCTACTGGTTCGCCTGGGATGCGACGGGCGTGAGCTGGACGGGCCAAGCGATAGCCACCACCAATCTCAAGAACCAATGGGTCCGTCTTCGCGGGATCGCGACAGTGCCCGCCGGCAAAGTGCGAATTGCGATGGCACTTACGACCGATCGGACGGCAGGGGTCGGAACTGAAACCTACTGGACGAAGCCGGTCATGCGACGCGCCTCGGGCGCAGAGCTGATCGTCGATGGCGCCATTCTTGCGAAGCATCTTTCAGTCGGTTCGGGGAAAAATATGCTTCCGAACACGGAAAACTATGGCTTCACCCAGGATTGGTCCTATTGGAACCAGAACGGCATCGCCAACCGCCAATGGAGCTATCGCTCGGACGGAGATACTTGGGCGCTGGCGGGGCAACCGGTCACGATCGTGTTGGAGCAGACCGATGCGAATGCCGATTTTTCCGCACAGCAGTGGACTTGCGATCGACGCATCCCGGTAAAGGCCGGAGTGCGGTACGAGGCGTTTGCCTTTTTCGGTTCTCACCGGTGCCAGCATTTCGTGGGAATATCTTTTTCCGACAGCGCCGGGGTTTGGATTTCAGAGGCAAGTACTGGCTGGATCAATGAGCAAGTTCAGATCAGCAATGGCAAGGCGCTGACGGGCTATGCACAAGCTGGCGTCTTCGCGATCGCACCCGCCAATGCAGCCACCGCGATGTTCTTTGTTCGGAAATCCGCGACCCTACCCGGCCAAGCGAATAGCTACATGCACATGGTCAGGCCGTACTTCGGCGAGGCATACCCCAACCAGACGCAATTCTCGCCTTGGGAGCCGGGTGGTATCACCACGATCGGTGCGGATTATATCCGAACGGGCGCCGTCATTGCCGGAAAGATCGCCGCGAACGCGGTCACCGCCGGAACGATCGCGGCCGGCGCGGTGACGGCAGAGAAGATCGCCGCGAGCGCAGTGACGGCCGACAAGATTGCCGCCAACTCGATCGGCGCGGTCCACATCGCTGCGAACTCCATCACGGCGAGCAAGCTCGTCCTGACGGACTTCTCCAACATTGTCGACAACGGTTGGCAGCGGGGCACGCTGGAGGCGTGGTTTACCCAGAACCAGCAAGCCTTTTACTTCGGCCCGAACGAGCAAGGCGGGGACGCGGCCGGATACATCCTGCAAACTCTTGGCCGAGATTGCGCGACCTCGCAGCGAACCGCTTGCTCGCCGGGAGAAGCCTACTTCTTCGACGCTTGGGTCTACAATACGGACGCCAGTCGCGCGAACCTCTACGCGATTTTCACGGACGGCAACGATGGCGCCCATACGTGGTGGGCCGCGACGGGAACTGACGTCAAAAACGCTTGGGTCAGACTTCAGGGCCGGCTGACCGTACCGGCTGGCAAGGCGTTCATCCGGATGTTGTTGCAGGTTGATCGGACGGCCGGAACAGGTTCATCCACATTTTGGTCAAAGCCGGTCATGCGTCGCGCCGCGAATGCCGAGCTGATCGTCGACGGGGCCGTCACCGCGAACAAGCTGAACGTGAACAGCCTTTCAGCTATCTCCGCGAACTTCGGCGACGCCTACTTCTCCGGCATCGCCCGAAGCGTCAACGGCAAGCTCCTGTTGGACTTCAACAACGGCGGCATCGAGGTATTCACCTGATGGCGAGGATCCGGATCGGCAACGACTACACCGGCGCCGGTGCGCTGAAGATCATGAAAAGCAACGCCGACGATCCCTATTCGACGCCGGATAGTGAGCGCTGGAAGTTCCTCTACAACAGCAAGTTCGGCATTCAGGCGAGCTTGTGCGACATCTGGGTCGTCAACACGTTCCAGGCGGGCAACGGCGTCACCTACTATCCGCCCGGAAGCAATGCGGCGACATTCACTTACATGTCTCTCACCGTTGCGCAGGGAACGCTTTGGGGCTTTCGCAACTCGGCGTTCCCGACGCTCCGCTACAATGTCCCGCTATTCGACGTGAAGGCGAAGAAGGGCGGCGGCAGCAACGTCTACAATCAACAGATGGTCGCCTGGACCGACAACGGGGAATACTACCACGGTCAGGGTGGTTATTACGCCGTGGGGAATTACGCCCAGATGGGATGGGCGGAGAACATGGTTCTCAACAACAATCTGGGGAACTTCGCCTACGGGATGCCGATCATCGTCACGCCGAATGACGGTATCGATGCATTCAACAAATTCCGATCACGCGACAAGCGTCTGATTGTCTGGAATTTGCCGGGGAACAATGTCGCTCCGGATGATGCTCCTGTCTTGGCGCCGAACGGGACCAAGACCATCAAGATCACCTCAACTGAAACGAAGATCGCCAAGCCGGGGTACAACGTCGACACCGCGACGCCTCAACAGATGGCTTTCGACCTCTCGAAAATGCCGGTGAAGGTGATCGCGGCGGCTGACATCGCGCTGCCGGCCGGCGTGAGCTACTACAACACCGGAATTCCCCTCCCGGACACTGTCGTGCTCGACGTTCATTTCTACGACAGCGCGACGATCATGTATCCGTCCAACCCGCAAGTGCTCGATTTCGGCGCCGAGTACTGGTTCGACGGGACGAACATCGGTTTCAACGCAACAAAGGCAATGCGCGCCCGGTTCATGCTCTATCTTGAGGATACGAGCGCGCCGACGGGCGGAAGCAATAAGCCCCTTCGGAAATTCACCGAGGGTGGCGTGGACGTCGTCCAGATCCTGCGTCCAGGCTCCGCCGACCCGCCGTCATGGGCTGACATCATTGTCGATAGTCGGCGCCCGCAAGTCCAGATACTGGCGCAAGGGTACTTCACTTTCGGCGCCGGCAATGGCGTCATCACGGACATTCCCTTTGATGGGACGGGCATGTTCCCGATGGTGAAGTACCTCACGCATCACGGCGCCGGAAACGGTGCGAGCCTCGGACAGACCAACCTGCCGATGTCGTGGAGCGCGATGTGGCGCCTGCCGTTCGTGAAGCGGCTGAAGTACATCTACAACGGCAACCAGGCGCACGCCGGGGAAAGCACCTATTGCGAGCTGACGGGCAACAATGCCCGGTTTGTCACCTTCGCCGGCAACGTCGGCGATTACTACAATCGCAACGACAGTCCCGGTACGTGGCGCACCTCCGGCGCCTACGCGCCCGTTGGCATCCGCTACTTCATTTTCGGCATCCCCCAACCCTAAGAGGACACCCGCATGTACAGCATCGAAAACAGCTACAACCCGATGATGGAGGCGCTTCACGCGGCGATGGCGGCCGGGACCATCCATCGCTCGATGGCCGCCACCGCATGGTGGCTCGGTCGCCAGCAGATCATGAACGAGCGCGAATACTGGTTCCAGGTCGCCGGCCGGGTCACATCTATGCTCCCGGCCGCCGATCGAGACGCGATCGTTGCGCAGCTCGGCAAGCAAGAAGACGCCTATGTCGATAACCCGATCTCGGATTGGCCGGTTCTGCCCCCAGCGCTGGCGGGCCTGTTCACCTCCTGGGACCCCGTCCAGCCCGCTCCGGATCTTGTCGCGTTGCGGGCTGACGCTGTCCGCAAGGTCGATCGAGAAGCCGAGAAGTATCGGCGGAATTTCATCACGCCCGGCTCCGGCCAAGTCATGGCCTACCAGCAGAAGCTTGCTGAGGCGCGCGCGGCTGTGGCCGACCCGCCGGCAGCCGAAAGCGAGATCCCGCACATCGTCGCAGAGGCGGCGATCGACAGCGTCACGGTCGAGGTCAAGGCCAGCGAGATCATCGCTACCTTCGTGCAGTGGCAGAACGTATCGGCCGAGATCGAGGCTAAACGCCTCGGCGCAAAGAAGGCCATAGCCGAGGCGGCCACGATCGAGGCGATCAACGCTGCCGCAAACGTCAACTATGGAGCCTGAAATGTCCTCACTTGCAGCATCCCTGAAGAAACAACTGGCGCTCGCCCACGAAGAGAATGAACGACATGCGAACAGCCTGGACACAGTGGTGGCAGCGCTGAATGAGACCCTGACGGCGTTGGAGAGCCACGATCCGGATTTTGTCGCCGGCATGCGTGCGCGCTTCGGCGTGGCACGGGTGACCCCGCAGTCGGGTGTGGTTGGGGCCCTGACGGCGATATCAGACGAAGCCTAAAGGGAGTCTAGCTTCTCAAGCGTTCTGCCTGTGCCACGTGTCAATCGCTTCGCACAGAAACTTACGAAATGGGTGAATGAACAGTGGGCTTGCCGCGCCGTCTGGGGAAAATCGATACAGCGCGTCGGTCTCGTCAGTATCCCAAGTACCCAGAAACTCGCCGTCGTCGGTAACGACAGAACCGTCGTCAAGCAGATTAACGCGGTATCGCGGCTTTGCGGAATCCATCTCTGTCTCCAATCAGATCGCTCGCGTCACCACTTGGGCTGCGACCGATACCAGTAAAGCCGCCAGTGCGACGGCCGTTCCAAATCGTACGATCTTCATCCGGCGCCTGCGAGCGCCATCCCAATCATAGCCCATCATGCTCCCCCCTGAACGAGAGCAACCTTGCGTCCGTGCTTGTGGCGCTGGACAAATACGGGAGCAAGGTAGACGTGAGGCTTGAATGAAGGGAAATTTCAGCTGTAGATAGCGCCGTCTGTGAATTCGAACGCTCAGACGGGGCCCTCTTCTCTTATTCGTAGGAGAAGGGGCCTTTTGCGTTTCGGAGCGCGCTCGTCACGACCTGGCCGCGTGCTTTGAACAGGACCTCTCAGTATGAAGATGGCCAACCAGCTCGAATTCGTATGCGACCTTGGACCGGGCCACTTTCGATCAATGACAAGGGATTGTTGACCGGATCCCAGAGGATCGCATCTAGAAGCCGCGTTACCTCCTCTTCGATCCCTCTGCTTGCCACCTCGTACTCAAATACAAGATGTTGATCTGGTTGTTCTGCTTCTCGCAGTTCTTCTAACCGTTCGGCGGCGAGTGCATACGCCTCGAAAAGGTCATTCAGCTCCGCCGGGCAGACATCAGCTTCGAGCGCTCGTCGAAATTTCGGCAGTCTCACCCATAAACGGCGCCGCCCCAGTTCCCTGAGTTTTTGCATTTTCCTCTCCCATTTCAGTGCAATCTAAGGTGGCGCTGCCAAGGAAGAGTTAAATCAATATTTCAATTGCGAGCGACCTCGGTAAACGACGAGCTCACTTGTCCTGCCGAGCTTCGCCGCGTTGGCCCGACGGCAAAACCGCAGCCCCGGGGTCTATGGGGCTGCGGTTCTGAGTGCCAGTTGTAACGTGCAGGGACAATGGCAACCGACCATAGATTGCGGGGGAGCGGGTTAATTTAGCCTTTCCACGCGGACGTGATCTTTGGAGCCCTTCAAAGCCGTTGCCGCGTCTCCCGTTGCTTTTCAGTCTTTCTACAACCTGTCCCTTTGAGAAGTATTTTCAAGATGACATACCGCCTGCCGCTGGATTGGCTCCAGCCGGTGAAGATGTCGCGTATCATCGCGCATTGGAGTGCCGGCGCCTATCGAGCATCCGAGCTCGACAAGGAGCACTATCACTTCATCGTCGAGGGTTCAGGAACCGTGGTCCGCGGCGATCACACTGTATCCGACAACGTCAACACGGCCGATGACGACTATGCCGCCCATACCCGCGGCTGCAACACCGGGTCGATCGGAGTGTCTCTCGCCTGCATGGCTGGCGCGATCGAAAGTCCGTTCCATCCCGGCAAATTCCCGATGACGGAAACCCAGTGGCACCGCGCCATGGACGTCATCTCGCACCTGGCCGAGTTCTATAAGATCCCTGTCACCTCGAAGACGATCCTTTCCCATGCCGAGGTTCACCCGAACCTGGGCATCAAGCAGGCCGGGAAGTGGGATTTCACCCGCCTCCCGTTCGCGCCGAACGTCATCGGCGCCAAAGCATGCGGCGACAAGATGCGCGCCGAAGTCAAAGCACGCCTCTAACCAACCTCCAAACATCGAAGGAAACGAACATGCGTTCGCTGATCATCGTATCGGCGGCGGCCTTTGCGCTGTCCGCTTGCA